ATTATTATTTATATTAATTAAAATTAATTTAAATGAAGAAGAGAATAGGGATTGAAGTTAATGGTGTACTTAGAAATACCATAAATAAAATTGAACAAACTTATCAAAAATATTATATTGATAAAACGGACGGGATAGAAAACGAGGACATTTTTGAATATAAAATGTCCTTACCTGTCACCTCTTTAAACTTAAAAGACCACTTCTCATTCCAAGATGACGAAGAATTGTATTTCTTTCTATATGAGGAATTCGCAATGGAAATATTCGGACATTCACAATCAACCGAATATTCATCATTTAATGATTTACAAGAAATATATTTAAAATTACGTGAGAATAATGATTTAGTCATTGTTTCTGATGAAATAGGTAAATCAAAACCCGCCACACTATTTTTCCTATCAAAATTTGGATGTCAAATAGAAAAAGTACTTTTTTATAGTAATTCTACAATTAATTCTATGTGGAATGAAATTGATATTTTACTTACTTCAAATCCTGCTCTATTATTGTCTTATCCTACAGATAAGAAAGTTATAAAATATGAAACTGAATATAATAAACATATCGAATCTGTTGATACAATTAAACAACTTAAAGAGTTAAACAATAAATTAGAAACCTTAGTATTATGCTAAAAATTTTAGGAGAACATTATTATTTGGACTTAGACCGAATAGAGGAATACATTAATATTCCAACCGAATCAATTAGTGGTGAAACACACATTAGTATTGTTAAATATGAAATGATAAAAACCATGGTCGAAGTATTAATCACTGAAAGTGAAGATATCGATGAGACTTTAGGTGGTAAAAGTGCGGCTATTAGTATACCATTTAAATTAGCATTTAACACATTAATAAATAAACATATAATCAATAAATATTAGAATGAATCAAGAACAAATTACAAAACTAGAACAATCAGTTGAAAACTTGAAGACTAAAAAATCTAAAATTTATCTTCTAGTTCAAGATACTAAAGGAAATGCTAAAGCATCGGTATCTTACATTTATAACTTAGCTATGTCATTGACAGAATCAGGTTATAACGCAATAATTTTACACGAAAAACCTGACTACACAGGTGTTCAAACATGGTTAGGTGAAGAGTATATGAAATTACCTCACACGGCTATCGAAGGTCAAAACTTACAAGTATCACCTGAAGACTTTATTGTTATCCCTGAACTTTATGGTTTCGTTATGAGTCAGATAACAAAATTACCTTGTGGTAAAATTGTTTTAAGTCAAGCTTATGACCATATTTTAGAAACATTACAACCAGGTCAAAGTTGGGCACAATTAGGATTTTTTAAATGTATTACAACATCTGAAACACAAAAAAGTTATTTGGAAACTATTATGAGAAACGTATCTTACGATGTGTTAGAACCATTCATTTCAGATAATTTCACACCAAGTGAATTACCGGCTAAACCAATTATTTCTGTTCATTCAAGAGACCAAAGAGATTCTATTAACATTATTAAATCTTTTTACTTAAAATACCCTCAATATAGATGGGTGACTTTTAGAGATATGAGAGGTTTAACTGAAGTTGAATTTTCTAAATCTTTAAGAGAAAGTTTCTTGTCAGTATGGATTGATGAAACAAGTTCTTACGGTACATTCCCTTTAGAGTCAATGAAATCTAATGTACCAGTGATTGGATTAGTTCCGAATCTTTTACCAAGTTGGATGAATGAAAAAAATGGTATTTGGGTAAATAATAAAACACAAATCGTTGATGTTATCGCTGATTACTTACAAAATTGGTTAGAAGATAGTGTAAGTAGTGAATTATTAAATGAGGCTAAAACAACAGTAGAAACTCTACAAACTAAAAATGAATTTAAAAATAAATCAGTGTCTTTATTTGATGAATATATCACAACAAGATTAACATCATTTCAAGAACAATTATCTAAACTACAAACAATTGAAGAATAATATGGAAAAATTTGACGTATCGGTAATATTACCAATTAAATCGGCTAAAGTTAATCAATTCCCAGAATATTTTGGAAAAGCAATTGAGTCGATTAAAACACAAAAATTAAAAATTAATGAATTGGTTATCGTTCATACTAATGAAACATCATTAGTTGAATTTTTAGACACTTTCGATTTCGGTGATTTAACTGTTAGTAGACATGAATGGACTAAAACTCCAAATTACGCAGAACAAGTTAACCATGGTGTTAGAGTTTCTAAATCAAATTGGGTTTCTTTATTCGAATTTGATGATGAGTATTCTAATATTTGGTTTAAAAATGTGGATTTATATGTTAAATCATATCCTGATGTTGATGCGTTCTTACCAATCGTTGTAGATACTAATGATAAAGGTTTATTTGCGGGGTTTACTAATGAAGCAACATTTGCGGCTAACTTTAGTCAAGAAATGGGTGTATTAAATAATGAAACATTACATCAATATCAAAACTTCCAAACGTCAGGAATTGTTATTAAAAAATCTAAATTTATTGATTTTGGTTTACTTAAGCCGTCATTTAAATTAACATTCGGGTATGAATTTTTCCTACGAATGACACATAATTCAGTTAGAATTATGACAATACCTCGTATCGGTTATAAACATCTTAATCTAAGAGAAGGTTCTATTTTTTGGAATTATAAAAATGGTGAACAGGTTTTAACTGATAATGAAGTGACATTCTGGATTGAATCGGCTAAAAAAGAATATTTCTTTATTAATGATAGAGCCATAACGTATGAACCACAATAATATTAATGACAAAATCTAATTTAACTAGTGATGAAAATATTGAGTTAAAAAAGAAAGGTAGAAAACCAAAACAAGCAAATTATTTCGATGTTCAAGAGGAAATGGCGGTTATAGATTATTTAACCGCCAAAACTTTTGAAGAAAAGAATCGAATTTATAATGATTTTCTTAGGAAACCTTTAGATAAGATGATATCTTCAATTATTAGAAGATACAAATTATATAGAAAAGATATGGATTTTTATGAAATCCATATAGACACACACTCATTTTTAATGACCAAAATTGATAAGTTTAAACCGGCTAAAGAAAAAAAGGCTTATTCATATTTTGGTACAATATGTAAGAATTATTTGATGGGTCAAATAATTAAAGACCAAAAAGAAACAAATAGAAAAATTTCTTACGAAGATATTTCTTCTGATTTAGAAAATAGTGACCGATTTTCTTATGACATTGAAAATGATAATATCGATACTCAAAGCATAATTACTAACTTATTATTAGAATTAGATTTGTTTATTAAAAATGAAAGTTTAACTGAAAATGAGGTGAAGTTAGGTCAAGCACTTTATGAGTTATTCGATAATTATGAAAGTATTTTCATTGGTAATGATAATAATAAATTCAATAAAAACATCGTCCTATTATCATTAAGGGAAATGACTAATTTATCAACCAAAGAAATTAGAAGTTCAATGAAGAAATATAAAGGTGTTTATTACACATTAATACAAAAAATGGTTAAATAATATTTATACTATTATGGGAAGACCTCCAAAAAAAGAAATTAATTTAACTAAAGAGTCTATGTTGGCTCTAATGCAAGAAATTTATAATGAATTGGTAGAACAAAGAAATACCGCTATTAGAATTCAAAATAAAATGTTAACGATGATGAAAGAACCTGAAGATATGACACTAATAGGTCCTGTTATCGAAAAACAACAAAAAATAATAAATGATTGTGTTGAGAAAAAATTAACACTTTCAAAACTACAGTCTAATATGTGGGAAAAAAATAATAACACTAGTGATAATTTCACATTATCTGATATTGATATGGATGATGATGTTATTAAAAGTTTATTAGAGAAAGATGTTAATAACTCAACAAATAATTCTTATAGAATGAAAAAATAATGGCTGACTTAAATTCTAAATATCAAGAAGTTCAAGACAAAGTTACCTCTACCAAAAACTATAAAAAGTTAAAAGGTGATTATGATAATTTAAAAAAAAAGGCAGGTAATGCATTCGAGAAATCTAAAGCAGGAACTACTGAAGCTTTAAATAAGTTAAATAAGGGTGCTTCCGACGCAGCTCAAACTTTGAACAATTTACAAAATCAAGCGAAAAGTTATGAGAGAAATTTAAAAAATCAATTTGAACAACTTTTAGATATTAATAATATAACCGGCGGTAAAGGTTCTAATTCAATTAGTTATATAAAAAGACAATTAGTTAAAACTTTAAAAAACATTGAGCCTAAAATAGCTGAAATATTATATGAAGAATCATTAAAAGCTGTAGGATGTGACCAACAACAAACCTTCACCCAAGAATCTATATATGTTAAAGTTAGTGCGATTGATTTAGGTCAATTACTTAAAATTGACCCAACTACAAAATTAGGTCGAGTTTTATATGAAAAAGAACCTGTAATCATTCAAACATATCCCTTCTCGATGAATAGGGAGTTATATCAATTAATTCAATCAGGTAATGATTATTTTACAGATAATGGACGTTTTTATAATGGTAAATCAGGACAACCATTATTCAATATAAAATTTGTTGAGTATGATAATTTAGGTAGACCAGGGCCTTGGTATAGAGTTGACATTAAAAATAGAGTCGGTGTAAATAACGTTGGTGAATGGTTAGTTGATTATTATAGAACTATTAAAGTATTTGATTATCGTAATACGGTATCTTGGATACTTGAAGCTATGTTGGGTATCATATCAATTAAAGGTGAGATAGGTGTTAGTAAAATTGAAGATGTTAGTAAATTTCAATTAATAATTCAAAGAATTCTTGGGTTATGTTTTGATAATAGAAAAGAAATTGATGTTAGTGGTGTTGCTAAATTATCTGAATATGATGATATAGATGATTCATTTTTCCAATTCACTGAAATTGATTTAAGAAATTTTGACCAAAAAATAACAAACATTAAGAATGGTGTTGTTGAATTTGAAACGTGTGATAATGTGAAATTACCACTAAATACTGAATCTATAATTGACTTGTTAGATGAAATAACGTTTGTTGATGGTGATTCTGATGAGAATTTAATTAACGATATTAGTAAAAAAATTGCTAGTAATCCAAATTGGAGAGGTTATGCAATTAACGGTAGTTTAGAAGCTGAATTAGATTTAAACTTTGTTAAAAATTTATCGAAAGGTTTGGTTTTATCGTTATTATCCCCAAAAGTATTATTACCAATTTTCACTATGTTAGAAGCTATAGGTCAGGAAGGTTCTAAATTTATTAATGATTTCAATGATTTTATGAGGGTTTACCGGACATTTGTTAAAAACATTGTGTCTAAAATCGGTGCTATTTTTGTTAAAGAACTTTTTAATATTATTAAAAAAGACATTAGAAATTTAATACAAAGTGTTGTTATTGATTTAGCCAAAGAAAAAGCTGATAAACGAATAATCATCATATTAAAACTAACACAATTATTAATCACGGTTGCACAATTTGTGAAAGATTGGAGAGAATGTAAAAGTGTGGTTGATGAATTATTATGGTTATTAAAAATATCAACATCAGGATTAAGTGGTGATATACCATTACCATTATTAACCGCAACTAAACTTCTCGATGGTTTTTCTGATGTTAGAGCGTATATTAATACTATAGGTGAATTACAAAAAATTGGTATATCAACAGGTGATATGCCTGATGGTAGTCCTAATTTAACAGTATTAAGTATGTTTGCACAAATTAAAGGGGTATCACAAGAACAGAATGAAAATAGTAAAGCTATTATTGCAATACCACCATTAACTATAACACCGATTGGTGTTACTTTACCACGTAAAGCTTACGGAAAAGGAATGTAATATGACAAATGAAGAAAAAATAGAAAAATCCATGAGGATTATTAATGATTATAAATCATCTTCAAATAAAGATTTAATGTTTGTTATGGATATAATACAAGAAGATTTTGAGGTAACTAAAGACTCATTAATAAAACTAACTCATCATTTAGATAATTTAGAAAATACGTATAATATAATATTAAACGAATATAATCAAAGAACTACTAAAAAATGAGTAATATTAATAATCAAATTCTTTTTCAGGGGCAAGTTATTGATTCTAAAGACCCTTTAATGTTAGGTAGAATTAGAGCATACGATGTAAGTCGAAAAGAAAGTAATTTAACTGATAGTGTACCTAATTGGAATGAAGAAAAAGATGCTTGGACATCTAAAGACCCTACAATATTCCATCCATTATTACCTTTTTATTTAAATATACAACCTCAAAAAGATGAGTTAATATTAATTCTGTATACTAATAAAGATTACCCTACTCAGAATCAATTTTATATACCGGGTTACTTTTCATCACCAATGGCGTCTATGTATGAACATTATGAAGCGTCAAAAAAAATATTATCATCAGGTGATTTAATTAAAGATAGTACTAATATAAAAAACACAGATAACACTTATAAAAATAAAGAAAGTGAAGGTGTTTTTCCAGAACCATTGGATAATGGTTTATTGGGTAGAGGTAGTGCTGATATTATTATTAAAGAAGATGAACTATTAATTAGAGCCGGTAAAGTAAAAACCTTAGAAAAAAGTAAACTACCAATAGGTAATACTAATAGAGCTTTTTTACAATTAAGTCGATTCCCAACAACAAGAGTTCCCGGAAATACTGAAACCAATTATAATTCAAGTATTTTAAATGTTCCTGTTTTAAAAATGATTACTTGGAATATTAAAAACTTGGATAATCAACAAGATAGATTTACCGGTAATGTTTCTTTATACAGTATAATACCTAGTGAAAAAACAAAAACCGAAAACTTTAAAATTAACACTATTGAAAATTTATCGGATGGTATCGATTACAAAGGTCCGTTAGAATCAATTTCATTTCAAGCGATTCCTCTTAATGATGCTGTTAATATTATTAATAATTTTATTAATGATGTGTTTAATAGTTTTAAAAATGTTAAATACCCATTAAATTCTAAAAATTTAAGTGCTGACCCGTCAACAACATTTCCTTTTGTTGTAACACCATCCTATGAAACTTATAAAAAAGGCATTAAATTTGGTCCTTCAGTATCAGACAATGACATTTATGAGTTAGAAAACTATACTAAATTTTATAATAGAATTAAACCTAATGGTAATAGTAGTCCTAATACAGGGTTTTTTATTGTATCATCAAATGATAATGGTAATTTTAAATTAGGGTCACCAATAAAATTATCAGTTGAAGATGTTAATCAGACCGAAGTTTTAGATACTGATATTACTTATGGTACATTAGGTGCTCAAAAAATCTACTTACTATCTCACGATTCCGACGGTCCTAAAGGTAAGATATCTCTTTCAAATACATTATATGGTATTGGACAAGATAAATTCGTTAGTGGTGAAGAAAATAAAAGTATTTACGATAAAACATACCCAATGGTTAGAGGTGATAAATTAATCGAATTATTAAGAAAAATTGTAAACTTTATATCAGGACATGTTCACCCAATTGCAACTGAAGTACCGATACCAATTGCTTCGGGTACGGGTCAGTCAATCGCTGAAATTAATTCATTATTAGCCGATGCTGAAAATATCATTCTAAATGAAAATATTAGAATAAATTGATATTTATTAATAAAACATTTAAATGTCTATTAATAATTCTTATTTCAGTAAAAATAATACAATAGTTTCAAATAGTTACACTAATACAGGTCGTAATCCTGTTACAGAACTATTTTACGGGTCAGTAAATAATACACAATACCCTTATGGGTTTAGTCGTTTTATATTTAATTTAGATTTGTCGTTATTACAACAAAAAGTTGATGATGGTATAATCGCGTTTGAATGTGATTATACTATTAAACATACTTTAAGGATGACGAATACTTCATCATTTAATGATAGATTAAATACCGAAACATCTCAAAATCGAATGAGAGCTACTTCATTTGATTTGATATTATTTAGAATACCGTATATTAATAATGATTCAGATTTTCCTCAATTATGGGATGAAGGTGTTGGTTATGATTATGCGGACTTAGTTTACGAGGTTGTAAACGACAAAAATTTCTCAGATAGACCATCTAATTGGTATCAAACAACAACTATAAATACTTGGACAGAACCTGGTATATATAACAATAATAATACAGGTGTTGTTGATTATAACGATTTAGTAATTGTCGATACACAACATTTCGAATTCGGTGATGAAAACATTAGTTTTGATATGACTAATGAAATTAATTCAATTCTTAACGGAACATTAGAAAATGTATCAGGTTGGGGAATTGCATATAAACCACAAGTTGAAAATCTAACAGGTCTTACCTCTAACTACGAAGTTCAATTCTTCACAAGACACACACAAACATTCTATGAACCATTTTTAGAGACATCTTACGATGATTTAATTGAAGATGATAGAAATTTATTTACATTAGGTAAAACTAATAAGCTTTATTTATACCTTTATGATAATGGTAACCCTGTTAATTTAGATTCTAATCCTATGGTTAGTATTTACGATGGTAGTGGTGAACCTATTGTGGGTTTAACAGGTATGACAGCTTGTTTAAGAACTAAAGGTGTTTATGAAATTACAGTACCACCTTTAAGTGGTTATAAAACACCTTGTATGTTTTCTGATGTTTGGTCTAATTTATATTTAAATGGATTTAATATTCCATATATCGTTAATGACTTTACAATATTCCCTTATAAAAATTCTATACAAATAGGGTCGACAAGTTCTAATGAAACTAAATTATATGGTTTTGATTTTTATGGGATTAAACAAGATGAAAAAATATTTAATTCAGATATTAGGAAAGTTGGGGTAATAATTAAACAAGCTTTCACAACTCAAAAATTATTACAAAAAGTCGATGCTTATTATAGAGTTTATGTTAGAGAAGGACAAACTGAAGTTGAAGTTCAAAATTGGACTAAAATAAATAGAACTCCTAATGAATATTTCTTCATATTTGATACTAGAGATAAAATACCTAATGAATATTTTATTGATATTAAAGTTGAAAGTGGGGGTGAAATTAATACGTATAAAAGACAAATTAAATTTCAAATAGTGAATGTTAAATATTCAGAATAAATAGATATTTATAATAAAAACCAAAATTATGTCAAATGTAAGTGCAAATACTGAAAATACTATATGTATAGTTGATTGTAGTGGTAATACAAAAACCATAAACCCTCCTCATCCTGTTTTCTCAGACCAAACAGGTGGAACAGTAACCCAATTGAATTTAGTTCAATTAGGTGGAGAAAATGGATTATATTCTTAAACGTATATGAAAAAAGTTATTAAATTAAATGAAACCCAATTGATTACTATTATTAATCGTGTGGTTAAAGAACAAGAAGAAAAACGTTATATGTTTTTCTCAAATTTAGAACAAATAAAAAAACAAGTTGAAGAACTACTTACTCTAAATGAAGATGAGGTAACTGAAATTTTAGAAAATGGACATGATTGGGCTCAAGACCATTTAGCAACGGCTAAAGAAAGTATTGACCAAGTTTATGAATTTCTAACCAAAGAATCAGAAGATGAGGTTATGTTGGAAAATAAAAAAACTAAATTGAAAAAACAAACAAAATAAATTAAAAAGGGTGTAAAAACCCTTTTTTTTATAACCTAAAAAGATGTATATTTGTATCATGGAAACAAATACTAAAAACATCGACATCGTTAGTCATAAAATTAAACGTCTGTTTCAGACAGTTGGAATTAAATTTATAAGACTATTAACACCTAAAGAAGACCAAAATAAAGGTGAGTTTGAATCTGAATGTATTTCAATATGTAAAAATCTTATACATAAAGATAATACTAAACTACTTATTTCCCCAATTTCCAAGAAAAGGTATATTAAAAGTGATGAAAAACAAATTTTCATTATTATGGAAACGGGACAATTAACCATCGTTAACCATAATTATAGTTACAACATCAACGTACTTCCAAAGTCGTATGACAAATTAATTTCATTATTCGATAATGAAGTTGAGAAAAGACGACAGAAAATGGAAGATGAAATACGTTCTAATGTAAAACACTCATTGTCTAACATTTATCAAAACATTATCAATGAAAAAGTTTAATAATTTATTATATCTCGGTGTATTATGTTTTTTAATACCAATAATTGTTTTTATTATTTTAACATCTAATTTTAAAAATAGGTTTACTAATAAGACAATTGATACTGAAATCATTTATGACACTATAACGGTTAAAAATACCACATATGATACTGTAGTCATTAAAAAATATGTTTACGATACCATTAGGAAAAAAACACCTAAAAAAATCATATCTAATGACACTTTAAACTAATTAAAAAACCCAATCGTTATTGATTGGGTTTTTTATTATATTGTTCATTAATAACTCTTTTAATGATTCTAATTAAATCATCTTCTGTTAATTTAATTATTTTTTTATTTTTACCTGGTGTTTGATTAATATTATTCCCATCATCATCACTAAATGTTGAATATGGGTTTCTTTTAATATAATCTGTAGCTTTTTTTGCTTGTGATTCTATTTTCTTAATCTGAGACCGTCTTTCGTCCATTTTCCCGTCATAACTATCGTATTGTAATAATGGACTATCATAATCGGATAAAGAGATGTCAAACGGTTGTAATGACGTTTTTTTGAATGGTCTTAAACCCGGTTGTAATGGTGAAATATAAGAACCTCTACCCCCTGAACTATCGGAGGTGGCTTCATTTAACTTGATTTTATTATTTTTCATTTATATTCTTTATTATAAATATTTTTAATATATGGAAGAACAACAAATTTTTGGTAAATTATTTAATAGAATACCATTATTAACCGAAAATCATATCGATATCCTTTTACAGACAATGGATAAAGAAACCTCAATTTACTATCTAACACAAGCCATTTCATACGCATATGAAATGGGTGTGTTTTCTATTGGTGAAGTTGAAATATTATCTAAAGCAATACGAATCTCTAATCGTAATCCTGATGAAAAACAAAATTAAACATTAGATTTAAATGCATCTAATCCATATCCTTGAGTACCTGAATCATAAGCTGTTTGTTCAGGTGTTAATGGTTTATTAGGTTCAGGGACTTTTATATCTTCTTCAGAGTTAGCAACAACATCAGATGGCTTAAATTTAACTGATTGTTGTAATTTAAAATTTTCACCTTGTTTAGCCCACTCTCTACGAGTATTTGGTCCACACATACCATAACCTTTTTTAACGTCTTTTTTAAGACCATCGGGGTATTTAGGAACCCAACCTTTAACATTTATATCTAACCAATCTTGAAATACCATCACCTCTTCTTTAGTACCTTTACCTACAGGACATGGTGTCTGTACCGGCTTATTAGTAACCTTTTTAGGTTGATTATTTTGAGGTAAATAAGTTATAGGTCCTGTTTTATAACTACTATTTTGTTCACTTAAATATTGTCGTTCAGTGGCTGTTTTATGTAACGATAAAATCCTTTCTTTTTCGGATTCGTTAATTAAAAATTGTTGTTTCATAATTTATATTTTAACTATAAATATCGTATATATTTAAAAAGACCACAATCCCATATTTTACTATAACCTAATTCAGTTGTTAATTCTTTTTCACTTTTACTGAAATCTAAATTGGGATATTTTTTTTTAAGGTTATTTTTACCAAAACCAAATTTATGGTATCTTTTATATTTGTTAATTTTTGAGTTATAATAACAATATGATGGTTTTGTTATTGAATCTAAACTAAAACCTAAACTTATATAAAAATTATTATCGGGGTCAATAGTCCACCTTCTATCGGCAAAACTAATTATAGTTTTTGGGTTATATTCATTTATAAAATATTTTAAAAATTTTGACCCTAACCCTCTAATAACATATTCTGATTTTGTCGCATACCGACTTAATTCATACTCCCCTTCGGTGTTTTTTGTCATATTCCTATTTGAATTAAAAGTCATAATACCAACTAATTCTTCTTTATAAAATGCACCATAAAATATATCGGATTTATCAGACCCTTGTATATGATTAGAATCTAAAAAATAGTTTTTTTCTTCTTTAGATATTTTTTTAATTATTAAATTTCTCCCCCCAATTTTAATTCCTGTGTTAACTTTTAAAATATGTTTTAGTTTTATTTTAACTAATTCTTTATTATTAACCCATTCATCTTCAAATATGTGTATTAATTTATAACCATGTTTATAACAATCGATTGTTTTATTCAAATGATAATTCATGGTTTTTCCCATAGATTCGGTATGATAATATAATCCATTGTATTCTATACATACCTTAACTTCATCAATAATTAAATCAATCTCTTTACCATCTAACAGTGTTCTATTTTTACCTTTATCGACTTTAAACCCTAAACTTTCAATAAATTCCTTAACCTCAGTCTCACCTTTAGAAGTCCAAGTTGGTGTTATAGTTAAATTTAATTTTTTAGTAATTTCACTTAATGTGTTGGAGATATTTTCTGAAATGATTCTTTCATTAGGAAACATTAACTTATATTCTGAAGTTGTTATATTATGTTTGGTTTTTAAATGAGTATTTGAAATTGTTTTCATTTTTTCATTACATAATTTACAAACCACATGATTTTTAATATCTAATAATTCTTTTGATTTTATAATTTTCGGATGGTAATGAGAATCCAATGGAAATTTATATAGATACTCTTCAATTGAAATATTATGAACATTACTGATATGTGATTCAAAACAACCTGTTTTATTTTTAACGTCAGTCGTTGTCCAATCACACAATTCACATTTTCTTATTTTTACCTTTTCAATCTTAATGATTTCAAAATATTCCTCAAACCATTTTTTTTTATTTAACGCTTCGTATTTTTTTCTTTGGTAATTGTTTTCAGGTATCCAAACATTTTCATAGTTATCAATGATATGTTTAGTTAATTTACCGGATAAATTATTAGGGTCTTTAATGATACTATGTGTTTTTTTACATTTAGCAACTAATTCATATTCATCATCCGAATAACGTTTTATTTTAGATGATTCTATAATAGAACTATCACCGGTTTTTACTTGACCACCTCGATTATTAATTAATACGTTATTATCTAATAATATTTGACGTATCTTTTTATGACCTACTTTAAATTTTTCACCTAATTTATGAGTACTCGGAATCTCTGTTTTATATAATAAAATTATATTTTCGATATCCTCTTTAGTCAAATTTGTTTTCATAATATTAAATATAGTAAAATTATTATCATAATCCATTTAGTTTTAAACCTATTAAAATAAAAAAAGGTCAGAAAACTCTGACCTTTTTAATTGTTATATCAAGTTATTGATTATCTCAATTCTTGTAAATCAAATGTACGAACACCATCAACAGTGATTTTAGCGTAGAATCTGTTATTAACCATTTTCTTCGCGTATCTTGTCATAATACCTTTAATAGGTGTGAAGTTAAATGGATTGTACATTGTAGGTGTTAATTGTAATGGTACATACGGTGCGTAGATGTAACCAGTGTCTAACAATGAAGTACCTTTATGACCAATCAAAATTGTGTTTGATGGGAAGTAAGGGTCACGGTAAACTTGGTAACGACCAGCTAAAGTACCTACTCTTTCGATACCCATGTTGTATTGGTCTTGTTCAGGAGATGCGTTAGATACGTGGAAATATTCTAAATCATCAAAAATAGCTGAAACTTCAGAAGAAACAACAATCCAGTTAGCTCCACCTCTTAAAGTAGATTTGTGGATTTGTGCTGACAATTGGTTAATTGCTGTAATCAAAGTTTGGTTCCAATCTTTTTGTGTATATGAAGTAGTTAAATTTAAACGTCTCCATCCGTTGTAATCCCAACGTAAGTTCCAAGCCGCACCTTTACGTAAATCACGTAAAATTTCACGGTCAATCTCAGCCGCAACTTGTTCAGATAATAATGCTGTCAATTCAGCTTCAGCATCGATGTTGTGGAACGCCGCAACGTCTTGTGCTAATTCAGGAGACCATTGTGCTCTTAATTTTCTTTCTGTTACAGAAACAGTAACTGATTCTAAATCGAAAGAAACTTCACCAATTTTGTCTTCGAATTCTAATTCTTCATAACGTCTGAAAACAGATACGAAAGAAGTGTTAGTAGCCGCACTTGTGATAGTTGTACCAGTGTATCCGTCTAAAGTATCAGCACCACAATTAGCACATACAGGACAAGATAAGTCAACTTCTAAATAGATACATCCGTCAGCGTCACAAACGTTTTTGAATGAACCACCGTTTCCTGTTGAAGCCCAAGTTGTAGTTGTAGTGTTACCGTAAGAAACGATACCTTTACCATATTGTTGAGTAACAACACGGAATAATAATGAACCTGTACCAACAGCACAAGGTGTGTCAGCGTCAACCGCTAAACCTGTACTTGCGATAATATGTAAATCAGATAAGAAAGCTTCAGTATCCATTTCATTTCCATCAGGTCCGATTAATTTACCAGCTCCTGTGTCAGCGAAACCACACATTTTAACGATTACTTTTCTTACATTTTTACCATCTAATTCACCATCAGCATCAACTAATGTACCGTTAGACCAAACTTGAACTTTAGTAGTAGCTGTAATAGCTGACCATTGTCCTTTAGAATAATCAAATAAACCAGCTGGATTTAAACCTGGTTCAGCACCTTCATAAAATAAATCATAAAGATTTTTAGTGTAAGCTCCCGCTTCAGGTGCGTAACCTGCACCTACTGCTGGTCCACTTGGTGCTCCAACAGGTGCGTAATGTGCTCCTGATGCGTTTTCAGTACCACCGTTATAACCTTGAATTTTAGGTACGAAGTAGAACAATTTACCGATTGGTAAGTTCATAGCTTGTACTGATACGATATCGTTAGCTAACAATTTAGAAAATACACGTCTTACGATAGGGAAAACAACTGTTTCAAAAGCTCCGTTTGAACCTTCTGAAGTTGCTTCGTTAATCAAGAAAGATGCTTGGTTTTCATATAATTGTGCTACGTTTTCTCTCAAATGTCCTTTAAGGTTTTCTAAGAAACCTAATTTTTCCCATTTGTTAATAGTGTCTTCTTTGATAACTTTTAAATGTTTTAATCCGATGTTACCAACAAGACCTGATTCTAATAATGCTCCCATTTTGTTTTGTTTTTATTTTATTTTTTAAGTTTATTTTATTTTAGTCATTAAGTCTTTCATTCTTAGGAATTGAGGATTTTCGTAAGTTTTAGATTCAATCAAATTAGACGATGAACCAGTTGAAGGAGATTTTTCAATCACATTGCTGATAGACTCGTTAATTTTTTTGTTAGAAAGTTCTTCTTTGACAGTTTTGTATAGATTTTTTGATTCTTTAATAGTTTCAACACCATCAAATCTGTGTAGAATATTAATTTTCTCTTGTTTAGTTGTAGTATGTTCAGTAAACAAACGAGTAGCGTAAGCTAAGTTTGAATTAAATACTGCAACTTCATTAAGTTTATTTCTAAAAAGATTTAAGGCTTTTCTATACTCCTCATTTTTTTCTCTTAGAATGGTTAATTCTTCAGAACTAACTTCTTCTTTGATTTTAACTCTCATTTTAGGTAAACCTTTTCTTTCAGAATAATTTCTGCTTCCGTTTCCTAATGTTCGAGCTGATTCTTTAGTTTCCGCTTTTTTAGGTTTGATTTTAAATTCACCATCAAGATTCTCACCTGATTTATCATATTCGAATCCTTTTTTAGCGTCACCGGTACCCATAGTTTTATCGGCTTTTTTATTAACTGTTTTAAATCCACCTTTTTGAGTTTTGTATGAAAAATTAGGTTTACCCATACCAACACCTTTAGGTTTAGTAGTAAGTTTAGATTCTACAACTTGTTCGTCATATTCCTCAACACCTTCTTCAGTTTCATCCATTTCAATCTCGTAAATAAATTCATCTTCAGTTTCACCTTCTTCAGTTTCACCTTCTTCAAAATTTCCTTCAGAAAAAACTCTATCGATAATATCGGTTAGTTCTTCTTCAGAATATTTTTCGTCAGATTCTTCTTCAGTCATTTCATATGATTCATCTTCTAAAGTTTCATCATATTCTGACTCTTTAACTATCATATATTCTTTTCCGGTTGAATTATCTTTAAAATTAATGTTACCAGATGTGTCTTTTTTAACAATAACTTCATCGTTATCGTCCATTAGTTCGAATACACGTAAAACTTCTTCGTCACTAATATCTTCACCTGTCAAATCGATAGGTTCCATATCAACATCTTCTTGGTCATCAACTTCAAAATTATCAATTTCAGCTTCGTCTGATAAGTCAGTATCTTCTACTTCAGTGTCTTCTACTTCAGTATCTTCTACTTCATCAGAGTTAACATCCATTTCCATGTCATCAATCTGTTCTTCGTCTTCTTGTTCGAATAAAGATTCTTTTACTAATTCTTTAATTTCTGTTCTCATAGTTGAGGCCAGTATTCCTTTTGCATTTTCTTTGACAGCTTCTTCCAAGTTTTTAATTTGGATAATTGTGTCATCTACTAAAGATTTTTCGTTTGCCATTTATTAATATTTTATTAAATAAATATGTACTAATTTTAAAAAAGTTCAATCAAAAAGTTTGATTATGTCATTTTTTTTTATTAAACAAAAAAAAGGAGGGTAATAACCCTCCTTTTACTATTAAATTTTAATTTTTTACTGTTCAATCACTTCATCAATCTTACTTTCGACGATACCTGTGATTCTCCAATCAGTTGCGTAGTTTTCATAAACTTTAGTTACTTTTGCTTCAACATCCGTTGGTGAATAACCTCTAACTAATTTTTCTTCTTTAACTTTTTTTACTTTTCCTGATTCATTATCAACTAAATCAGATGAGATTTTAGCGACGAAATATTTTTCTCCTTGTTCCATAATTTATATATTTTTTATCTAATACCTAAATAATCGTTTAATTTTTTCATTAAGTCAAGCGACTTGTTAGTATTGTCAGTCACATTAGACTCATTCCTTTTTTGTTTTTCTTCTTCAATATTCTCATCGAATTTATGTCTATCATTAGGGTCTAAGAATAGATAAGCCCCAGGTGTTGAAGGTGATGAAACTAAATCAAAACAAATTAATTCAAAATCATCTTGAACTTCATTTTGTTCTCCAACCTTTTTAAGTGACCCAACTCCTCTTGATGATATACCTAATGTTACACCTTGTCTTAAATAATTGGCCGCCATATCGCCTTTTGTAGAAACGATACCTCTTTCATGGAATCCGGGACTTGTTAATAACTTTAATTTACCCATTAAAACATTCCCATCCCACCATACTTCAGTGATAATGTGAGAAACCCTATCTAAATCAATTAATGACGATTCTGGATGATTTAATTCTGATAATGAAACACCTTTTTCAATTAATTTTTTATAGTTGTCGGCTTCTCTTTTTAATATACGTTCAGGATAAACTCTACCATTTCTGTTAGGTGTATTGTATTTTTGTAACACGGCGTAAAACTCAAATGGTTTTGAATGGTCTAAATTACCTTTAGATTCATTAATCATTTTAGCATTAAACTCATGATTTGGCGATATATGACCAGCATCGTATTCAATAAGAATACCTCTCCCAACCTCAGTTGGATTTAAAACTTTTAAATTCATTTTAATGTTTTTTTATATAATAAATATTATACAACTTCAATTTGTATAATTTCCGGTGTTGTTTTATTAGTTTTAGTTAAACTAAATGTGAAATATTTATTTTTATAAAAGTTTTCATCAAAAATTATTTTAGTGATTTCTTTAATAGATTCTTTTACTTCATTAGATTTAAAATCAATATTTTCATCATTCACGAAAAAATTAACCTCTAAATTCATAAATGATTTTTTACCTTTAATTAAACCGCTTGACCTTAAATCTAAGTCAACTATAAATTTATCATCGAAAATTGTATCGTTAATTTTATCATATATAGAATGTTTAATACTTCTACTTAAATTTAAAACTACTCTAGTCCAATTATCCGAATCAATTTTAGGTTCAACCCATGTCTGAATATTTAAATATAGGGATTTTAAAGTTATGGAATCGACTGTTCCATATATTGTTTTTGCGGTCTTAAAACCTTGTACTTTTGAAGTTTTTCCTTTTTTCATTATTATTTCATATAATAAATGTTTATTTTTATAAAACATAAGGATATTTACATATAAAGTCAAAAAATATATGATAGTAGTAAAAGTAGATAAAGGTATTGAAAGAGCATTAAAACAATACAAAAGTAAAATAATAAAAACGAGACAATTGTCAGAATTGGTTAATAGAAAAGAATTCATTAAACCTTCTGTAAAAAAAAGAAACGCACTTAACAAAGCTAAGTACGTTCAAAAAAATTATAATTACGAGGTAGATTAAATATTTTCGTTTAGAGTTTTTAATTTATAGTAATTTAATTTATCGTAGTTTTCATTATTAACCTTATTAAGAGTCTCTATAATTGTACTCTTAGTTTTTTCATCTTGCTCAGTCTTTTCCATTTCATTTAATTTACTAATAACACTTTCTTTTATTGTATTATATTCTTTAATTAAAATTTCATCATTAATTGAAAATATTTGAGAAAGTTCTTTCTTTTCAGATTCACTTAACGTATTAATGTATTTATTAATTGTTTTATTAGCAACATTAACCATAGTACTAATTGGTACTTCAATAGTTTCTGTTACTAATGGAGGATTCTTTACTAGTGATTCAGAAATGATTTTTTTAGTCTTAACTTTTTCTTCAATCGTTAAAACATTACTTGAAAATAATTTATCTATATTTTCATACGAATTTTCAACAATAACATCTTTAACCCAATTATTTAATTTTTTTAAATCCTCTGATTTAATAGATTTAATTGTTTTTTCATACACTGAAACTGACTCTGTGATATAATCATTCACCAATGATTCATTGATGCCTTTATTAGATGTTAAATCATCATATAGATAATATAATTTACTAATATTTTTATTTTTTAAAACTAAACTTTTAAAGTTTAATAACTCCTCTTTAAAAGAACCTTTTTTATAAGATTCTAATAAATGGTTTTCGATTTTTGATTTTAATATTCCGAATTTCATCTGTTTGTTTTATTATATAAATATTAGTCTTTTAAAAGTTTATTTAATTGTTCCTCAATATCTCCTAAAGAATTTTTACCTTTAGATAAATCAATAAAACTATCCTCATCAAATATTGAGTCATTTTCTAATAATATTTTTAAATTATCTCGATTAAATGATTCAGGTGTTACTGCGGATTCTGATGGTGGTGTACTCATTTCACCTCCCCCGAATTCTTCGCCACCTGATGGTGGTGGAGGTGGTGTTGATGACGCACTTTGTGTTGTACCTGAAGAATTACCATATAATTTATCGATATTATCAAATACACCCGTATGTGTAATAATAGTTGGTGTATTAGTTAATTCAGAACCAACTGCTTTTTCAACACGTTGTTGTTGTAAATCCAATTTAATTTCATCGTCAGAAAACCCTAAAATATGTTTTTTAGCCCAAGATACTGAAACAGGTGCTATACCTTCAATAGGTGTTACCGCGTCTTTATAAAGTAAAACTTTTTCTTTCCAAACATCAACTTTCAATAAATCGGCTTGTGTTGATGGGTTAGTTAACATTAATGTGAAATTAGATAACTCATCTTCAAAACCCAATAAGAACAAATGGATAATTGCTATTTTATTTAATTCAGCAATCATTGATTTTTGAATTCTATTAATAGTTCTAGCAAATCTAATATCCATTAATGACAAATCTTTACCACCACCAACAGGTTCTTCAAAACCTAAAAACGCTTTAGGAACTCTAAGAGCTGTTAACAATTTCTTTTGTATGTATTCAATATCGGCAATTTCAGATAAATTTTGTGCGCCGGCTAAAGTTTCTATTGGAGACGCTTGAGCGGCATCACGAACAGGGATAAAATAATCTTGGTCAACCGCCATTTGATTAAAACGTAAATCAACATTACCTGTTTTACTATCAACAACTTGGTCTCTTTTAAATTTATTGGCGACACGTTGTACATATGGTTCAACATCCTTATCATCCATATTACCAACAAACACTTTAAATACACGTCTTTCAGGTGCTCTTGATGTCCTATATATTAACATAGCATCTTCAGATAATAATAATTGTTTCCAAATACGTCTAGCCTTTTCTAACATAGATGTTCCGTAAGGTAGTTTTCTATCATCACCTAATAATCTAAAATGAGCTATCTCCCAAGAATTAAATTCCATGTCTTTAATTTTCCATTTAAAACGAAGTCCCCTATGTTCAACAGGGTCTTCAACATTTTGAGTTCTAGCTGCCATACCACGTTCTAATCTTTCAATTTCGATGTTTGGTAATTGCATACAACCAATAATACCTTTCTCAGTGTCTAATTTTAAGTAAACGAAATTATCACCGTATTTACAAGTATTTCTCACCCACATAGGTAAGTTAGTATTAATGTCTAACGAATTGTTGAATAAGTCGGTTAAAATTGATTTAATACGTTTAGATTCTGAGTATATTTGTAACATATAACCATTTTGGTTAACTGTTGTTGATTCTTCGGCATAAATGTCTAATGCTGCCGAAATTTCAGGGGTATACTCCATAGATTCGTAATCATAAAATGAAGCTAAACGTGTCGGTTCATAATATATAGCTTGAGTGTATAGATTACTTTCAATCTTAGTCCATTGATTACCTAAATAATAGGTCTGTTGTGCTTGTAATTTTTCCCGTTCATAATCTTGTTTTGATGTTGTTTTTAACAACTCATTTTTATCAAATTTATATGTTGGGTAATCTTGATTTAGTAACGAATTAGGACCAAATGCTTGGGATAATCGTTGCCAAACTGTTAAATTTTTATCGTTTGCCATATAGTTAATTTAATTATTTTTGTTTATTATTAAATAGTATAATCATAATAATTAACTATTTCATACCACCGAATAACCAATTATATTTCATATAATCATTTCTACTGACCGTATTATTTTGTGTCATACGTTCAGAATAATTTGGCATAACAGGGTTAAATGAAATATTTTCAGTAACCGAATCGTTGTTATTTACCGACCAAGAATTCAACATTGCTTTAGTCTGTTCTGTTACTTTAGTTAATTTAGCGAATGATGTTTCACCAACATACGTCGCCATTGAAATTGACATTAATAAGTCATCATGTCTTCCTTTTTGGTGGTCAGGTCTACCGTTTATATAAATAAAGGTATCCATTTCATTATATAGACGATGACTATATATTTTAAAATCATGTCTTAATGCTTCTTCATAAGATGCTATGATTTGAACTCGTTTGTTATTAAAGTTAATCCCCGGTATTTTTTCAGCTGATTTAGGATTATATTTCCAACTTTTATTTAAATCTTCACCCTCAACATATAAGTCTTTATATCCTAACTCTTGTAATTTTCTTGATGTTGCAACACCCATACCACCTGTAATATCAATTACAATAAATGCGGAATACATATTACCCCATTTATAACATATTTCGGCCATAGTATCCGGTGGTAATTTACCAACAAATTCGGCGACTTGTTCACGAGTGTCAAAATCTATTATTTGAAATGAACTAAAATCTTCACTATCACCTCTACTAATATCCGCACCCATAATATACTTATGACCAATAACAGGTTCTTTCCAAATCCATAATTGATTACCTATCATTTTATTTTGAGGTTCGATTAAATAGTTTTCACGTATTTTTTGCATTAAACGTGAATCAAATACGTTATCACCTGAACCCAAAAAATTACATTCAAGCTCTTGAGATACTTTTCTCTTATCGTATTTAAGTTTTTTAACCATCTTCTCAAACCAATCAGAACATGGTTTATACCCGTCATTTATTAATTTTTTAGCATCATCAAAATCCCTATCGTTAAATTCAATTTCTGACCAATTAATAATTTTATCAGTACCGTATTCATTTTTATTTAACACATAATGTATTATATCATCAGTTTTAACAAAAATTAAATCACTAGTATAACGAGGGTCACGATACCAATACATTTCGGTGATTTTAAAATCGTTCATACCTCTTAATGCTTGGTCATAGATTTCATAATATATTGGGTCATTACCATTCGGAGTGGAAACTACAATAACTTTACCACCTGTTGATAATGACGCCATACAAGCTGACCAAAAATCACTGTCGGCTTCAATAAAGGCGGCCTCGTCAAATACTAATATTGTCGGTGTAAAACCACGTAACGCATCCTTAGATGTAGCAACGGCTTTAACCTCACATCCGTTAGTAATTTTCCAATGTTTTGTCGATTTTTTATTAGGGTCTATACCAACATTCACCCATGACGGCCATTGTGTTACAAACGCTCTAATTTTATTTGCCATCTCAATTGAAGTATCTAACTTATTTGCAATGATAAGTATTTTTTCAGGTTTTGTTTTTTTAGCAAAAACTAATCTTTTAGAAATCCATGCTGATGTAACTGTGGAAACACCTGCCTGACGATATTTTAATGCAATATTTTCATTATATTCTTCATAATCGTTAAGTAACGTTATTTGGTCAGGAAATAATTCTAACGGTACGTATTTAGAAACGGTATTATCGTATGTTTGTAAATATGTACTAAGTGCATATGGGGTATCCTTCATACACTTAACATATTCTAACATTATTTGTTCTCTAGTTAAACTCATAAATTAATTTATTAATAAATATTAAACCCCCTATTAATTTCTTAAAAAGGGGGTTTATGAAATGTTTTTATTTAAATTTAGATATCCCAATCTTCCATATCCGTCCAATCATCATCATTTTCAGGTTCTGACGGTTGTTCAGGTTCTGTCGGCATTGGTAATTCACTTAATCTTTCAACCTGTTCTTTAGCACCTTTAGCTAATTTATTAACGAACTCATTAGCAGATGGGGAATTTTTAATTAAACCTGTAGCCAATGTTTTCAAATCTTCAGGTGATAATAAACTGATTTTATTAACTAAGTATAATTGTATAATATTTTGACTTTTAGTATCTGTTGATATGAAGTTGTTAAATTCAACCGGCATCATAGATAATAATTTTTTATAAAAAACTTTACCTAATAAAGAATCCCAAACTTCGGCTGGTAATGTATCTTCAGAACCCAATACCATTTTAGCTTGTTTTTCATCTTCAGGTAAACTATCCCAAACCATAAATTGAAACACACCTTTCATTAATTCATGTACTAATAATGGTAATGTAGCTGCGTATGCTTTAATGATATAAGGACCATTTTCAGTTTCAGGGTCTTCAATCGACACTTGACCTAACTGGCCATGACCTGTTGATGCCATTTGTTCCATATTAGGGAATATCCAATATAAATGTTCCATAACTGACTGAGAAACTTTATAAAGGTCATTTAATTCAGGGTCAATTTTATCAATCTCTTTTTCTAAATTTTGATAAAGATGTCCTAAGTTAAATGCCGCACCTTGCACTAATGAATTAACTAAACGTCGTTTATTTTTTTCATTTTCAAAAGTTTTTAATGCAACATCCTCCATTTTTTTACTAATGATTTCTTCCCCTTTTTCATAATCAAATGGTACTCCCATTTCTTCGAACTCTTTAGCAAAATTCTCTAATTCTTCTTTATGTTTATCAGCATTTTTAAATGCATCAATAATTTCTTTACGTGAAAATTCTTCAGGTTTTTTTCTCATACCCGAAACCATACTTCTAGGTCCCGATATTAAATGAGGTTCTAATTTAATTACGTTTTTATATCTTGGTGAATCAAGTCCAAAATGTTTAGAAACTAAATCAGATGCTAATTTTTCAATTTGTCCTGATTTACCTGATTGCAATTGTGTAATTTCACTTAAATTACTCATAGCTGTTGACATCAACTGCATATAAACTTGTTGAGGATTACCTTCCACAGGAGAACTATCACCTAAAGCATCTTTAACCTTTTCAACAGAATCCTTAAACCCTTCACTTGAAAGTAATTCAATTAACTCATTAGAAATACCCATTTTCGCATACGGGTTTTCACCTTGTTCTATTTTTTGTTGTCTAATTGGGTCCATTCTAGAACCACCAACTTCAGAATAATCAATTGGTGCTTCATTAAGTTTACTTTTAATATTACTTAATAAAGTTTTTTCACTTTTAGTTAAACCTTCATTAATTAATTTTTTTTCTAAGTTTTTTCTAGTTCTTAGTAATTTTTCCATATTTTGATTTAAACTCATTTTAATATTTTTTTTAAGAATTAGTAATTGAACCCCAAGTTAACCATGATGGTAATTCTTTTTCCGCTTGTGGGGCTGGTTTTTCTTTAGTTCTTCTACCCGGTCTCAATGGGTCGTCTTGTGGGTGCGATGGTTGACTTGGACTTGGTGAAATTTTAGGTTCAGCAGGTTTAATTACCGGAGCCGTTTCAGTTTCACCGGCTTGTGGAGCGGGTTTTTCTTTAGTTCTACGTCCTGGTCTTAACGGGTCATCCTGTGGATGTGACGGTTGATTTGGACTTGGAGAAATTTTAGGCTCGGCAGGTTTAATAACGGGTGCGGTTTCAGTCTCACCAGCTTGCGGTGCGGGTTTTTCTTTAGTCCTTCTACCCGGTCTTAATGGGTCATCCTGTGGATGTGATGGTTGACTTGGAACTGTTTCCGGTTTTGATGGTTTAATAATCGGTTCAGGTAAAACTTCAGGTGATTCCATAATACTGTTTTTAACAGTTTTTAAAAAATCACTCTTAGTCATTTTAGGTTTAATATGTTTTTCAACTAATTTAATAATGTGACTTTCTAATTCAGATTCACCAAACGTAAATTTAGGTAATTTACTATTAACGGCATCATTATAATTCTTAGCCATTAAATTCTCAATGGTTTTTTGATATACAGGAACACCTTCTTTAGTTTCTTTTTTAACCTTCGTTGGTAAACCTTTATGTTTAGTTGATGCAAAATCTTTAACATCTTCAGGTTTCATTTCTTTAGCAACTTCACCAGCTTTACCTTTTTTAGGTAAATCACCTTTTTGCATTGCTCTTACAACCCCCATAAATTTTTGTTGTTGTACTGATTCTGCTTTTTCAACCATTTCACCCTCTTTAGTCACAACTAATTTTTTTTGATTAGGGTCAATATTTGCCATACCACCTAACGCTTTATTTGCTGCCGAAACATCAGATGTATTACTTAAATCGTAAGTAGTTGTAGTCGAAGTTTTAGTTACGGCTTCTTTTTGTTCTTTTTTAGATTCGTTTAATCTAAGATAAAGGGTATTTATTTGTGATTCACTTAGATTAGATAAAGTTGTTGCTTTTAATCCACTTTTAACTAATTCTAATATTTTTTTATTAATTTTCATAAACAACTTTTTTTTCAAATTCTAATACGATATCTCTCTCGTATAATTTATCTTTAACATCTTGTTCAGTTTCACCAAATTTAAAAACTAATCTTTTAACATTTTCAAAATCAACTGAATTAGTTTCTTCTTCCCAAGACAAAGCAATAACATTATCTATTGCATCTATCATTGAAAAATAATCTGATTTTTGTATAACAGTTAATAACACGTTATCACTTTTTAATGTTCCAACTTTAGTTATTAACTCTAAATCAGGTGGTAAGGGATAACCATTTGATGGTCTTGAGTCCCATCCATCACCCCATACATTATCCAAACTATTGGAGAAAATAAATTCGTAAGTATTTTCTCCTTTGTAGTTTGGTCCTAATTCATTAACATATATTAAAAAACTCATAAAATTTCTCCGTTAGGTGTTATACGAACTTGTTTGTTTTTAGATTCAAAAACTAAATTATTGTTTTTATTTTTACCTAAAAATTTAACATTTGGGTGTTTTTTAATTAATTTTAAAGACACCATTTCTTGTATAACATTAACTGATGAATTTCTAACTTTAGATACTAATTCTTTTTTGTTAGGTACAGTATTTTCTGTCGGTGTAAAGTATTTCGATAAAACTTTATCAACTTTAGATTCAGTAAATAAACCCTCAATCATATCTTCCAATTTAGATGCTTCATGGTCTTTTATAGAATCGTGTTTAAGTCTTGATATTTTTTCAGGTCTAATATTTTCATTAAATTCTCCATCATAGTCAATATCAAAATCTGTTAAATCATTAAATTTATTTTTAATTTGGTTATGGAAAAATTTAGTAGGTGTTGTAGAATCGTCTTCTAAATTTCTATGACTAGTTTTTCCTAATGGAATTGAATCGAATTCATCTTCATCAAAATCTTTACCTTGTCTATAAAATTCAGTTTCAAAATCATCAAAACCTTCAGCCATTTCAGTTCCCATTTCTTCTTCAGGTCCAACATTTGAGGGTTCTTCAACTTCACCAGACATTTCATCTGATTCATCACCCATAGTTTCATCACCCATAGTCTCATCTTCAGAACCTTCTAATTTACTCATAATTTGTTCTTTATCGTCTTCATCTAAAGACTCTAAATTAAGAGCGGATAATATTGAATTAATAACATATTTAATATCATTAGAAGACATTTCTTCTTCACCATCACCGAAAGCTCTCAATTTTTGAGCTAATTTTCCGGTTAACTTTTGAATAGTTTTAATAGTTACAACATCATCTGACATTTCTGTTTCATCTTCAGTTTCTACTTCAGTCTCATCTGAAAAATCATCAGGTAATTCATCAGGTATTTCGTCAGTAGGTTCTGACTCTACAGGTGCAGGCTCGGGTGTTGGTGCCGCAGCTACAGGAGCGGGTGCTGGAGCTGCTTGTTCATTTGTTTCCTTTTTACCAACGTTTAAAAAATATTTTTTTTCTTCTTTTTCTAACTCACTTTCAGTAAATAAAGAAATATTTTTATCATACCCTTCATTAATATTAACTTCTTTAGCAATTAAATTAAGTCTTTTAAAAGCTTGGGAATATGATTGATAATATTTTCTATTTTTCATAGGTTCAATATAATCGTATTCACTTAATGATTCATTAATACTTCTTTTAATCACATAACCATTTTTTTCTTTAGTTATTTGATAATTTTTACCATCAGATAAAATTTTATTAAATTCTACTGATGTGTTTTCATTGACTGATATAGGTTGTTTTTCGTTATAACGAGCAATTTCCATTATACGATTTATTTTATCCATACCTTGTAGTTTTTCACTACCTATTGGTCTTAAATTTCCCATTTTATTAATTTTTTTTAAAAATTATTTTTTATATATAA